TTGTTGAATCGTGCGAAAAAGCATCGCGGGCTGCTGCGGCTGCTATCCATCACGCCGACCGGCTTGTAACGTCGGCATATGGTCGCGGGCGCTCACTAGATCGACGAGTAATCGACGAGGTGAAACAGCAGTTTTACCACTTTGCAAATACAGCCGCGGACAACTTTCACGATTTACACGATAAAGTCAGCCACTGTGAAGTACCCGACGACGCAAGTGAACGCCGTAAAGCTATTCGAGTGATACGTGCTCGAGCAGCCTGCAGCTATCACCGCGCTCGGGAAACCTACGACGCGCTAAGCGCCGCGGGGCTGTTGTGATGCTACCTACTGGGTACAGCGACATTAATAAACTGAGCGTACAGCTTGAGCACGTATCGAACACCGCCGACGCATATGGCCTGTTCGACGCAATCGAGAAAGTATGCAAACGTCAAAAGATCGCTTTGCGTTCTGGAATGGATAATGAACGCAGCCCAGTCTTAATGGGTATGTTCTACACGTTGTTCTTGTTGAGGCGTAAAGATCACGTCTCGACGCGCTGGGCTAAGGTTAGCGAGGCCCTATCGACGTATGTCGATCAAGATACTTTTAAGGCGCTTGTGAAAGAGCATTCGACCGTATCTGATCAGCTAACTATTCGCCCCGAGGTCCGGGGATAAATCAACGGGGCGGGCCTGTACGTGCCGCCCCACTTCTATAGGACTCTAAAATTATGGCTGCACAAATTGATACAACTGCAGACGGTACTGTTCGTTTTGCCGGTCGTAACCGCCGCCGCTGGTGGGGCGTTGGTAACCAGATAACCGACCCTTACGACGTCGATCTATCACTACGTCAGGCACACCTCACTTTCCGTTATGAGACTCGAGCTAATGACGTGATGCTATTAACGCAGGTCCCAAACGGACAAGGCCGGGAATATTCGACCGTACCCTCTAACTACAACCGCTCAATAATCAAGGTCGAGCCCGGACAGGCTGACCTCGAGTTAGGACACTGTGGCACACGTTGGACCCCACACCAGCCCGGGCAGATGCTCGAGTTTTTTCAGCGAGTCTCGGAACGGGTCGCTGGTGATCTTCAAATAAACACCGCCGGATCGCTACGCAATGGCGGCATGGTGTTCGCTGCGGCTATGTTTGACCGCAAGGTAAAAATTCTGGACTGCGAAGCCGTCGATATGTACTTAACTTTTTTAACTTCAATCTATGGCGCGACCATTACCGGGCTGACCGGGATACAGGTCGAGTGCGCTAACACTGCGGAGTACTTTATTAATCAGGACACTCCCCGCGTTACCTATTCGCACGGTAAAGCGCTCGACGTTAGGGCCGCGGTTGATGCAATCGGCGTGGTAGATATCGACGCGGTAGAGCGTCTGTTAAACCGCTGCGCGGTAATTCCGTTTGATGCTAACCAGCGGGCTGGGTACTTCGAAAACGCGCTGCTCGGTGATCGAGCGAAGCCTGAGCGTGAGATTGAGCGCCGCCGGTCTGATATGACGCTCGAGCGTGTTATTAACCCGGCGTATAAAAAATGGGATCGTGAATCGACCCAACTACGTGAAGCGTATCAGGACGGTCCCGGGCAGGACCTGCCGAGCCGTCGGGATACCTTGCTGGGCGCGTGGTCCGCGGTAACTGATTTTTGCGACCATCGCCGTAGATCGACCGACGCGGGCCGGGGTGCTCAGGCCTTAATCGGGTCGGGGCCGGATTCAATCCGGTCCATTAAGCGCCGCGCATTGGCCGCTGTTTACCAACTGGCCGCCTAGTGTGCATTGGCTACACGTTGTCGGACACTGGGCGTTATTGGCCGGGGCGCTGCTGGCGCTGGTTATTCTAGGCCTAGTGATTCTCGCCTATAACCTTATTTTATCGCTAATTTCTAAAGACTAACCGCCGCGCCCGAGGGCGGTAATGCTCGGGACCTCCTAATTATCCCCGCTTCGGCGGGGACTTTTTTTGGCCTGCAATCTAGGCCTGTAAACCAGTTAGAAATAGACCTGTAACGCCCTCAGATGCTCACTACGGGCTTTTTAGATTGACCTAACCCATTGCATTACCCCGATTGATTGCGTTCGTTCTGGGCGATTCTAGGGCGTCGTAGTATTCCCACTATTTTCTAAGGTATTTGTGGATAACTTTCGCCCGATCTTGGCCTGTGCATAACTTTTTGGCGAAGTGTTGTAAAAAAACAACACTAGATCCGGCCGAGTATATTAGAATTTAATTATATTCGAATATTAGAAAAGTCTAATATTATAAAATTCTCATGCGTTTTTTCGATTTTTCGGACCCCCGCCAGCGCTTTGGGGACTCTCACAAAAAAAACATAAAAAAAGCAGCGTCACGACAAAAAAAGCCGTGTCACGATTCAAAATCTACTGGGTACTTTTCTTTTCTACGAAAAACTTTTTCTGGCTTGTGAACAAAGCCCTTGTATTTGCTCTGCTTGGCGACTAGATTCCTCGCACGTTTGCGTGCTCTCCTGCTCTTAGAGTCCTGCCGATCTTCCATAAGTGTCTTTTTGACCCCCTCTGTGAAGGGGCCCTCCTTACAGGTAAGCACTTACGTGCTTACAATTAGTACTCTAACTCAGTATTCCGGCGTAGATTACACATGGGGTTCTACGGAACCCTATCCTTCACATTAACCCGGATTTGTCCTCGGGGTCATACAGTCGAGTCGAGTCACACCTTTCCACCTGATCCATCCAGCGCTAAGGATGATATTGTCTGTCAGGCAACAGTTCTGGTTACATATATATACCAATAAGGCGTAAGCCTTTGATTCTAAAGGCGTAATACGGAGCTTTACTTTCTGAGACACCTCGGTTAAACTCCCTATATATCAAACACATAGGAGATATTGGTAGTTATATGTATGAATAGAACTAAAAACAAGGCAAACGACATCTTAGGGAAGATCAAGGGACTGACCAAGAAGGCCATATATGAGCAGATCAAGACTGGTTCCATGCCTAAAGAGACTCTTTTGAATAGATGTCTGAGCCACATCGAGGCTATCCAAGCCCTGACCAGTGTAACAGCTAGGCAGAAGAAGGTAGCTCTCAAGGAGGCATGGGAAGTATACCTGATGCTGACAGACTTTACAGGCCCTGAAAGGCTAGATTACGACTCTACTCGAGAAGTAGGCTTGCATATGGTAGATAAGGCGAGTATAGTGGTCGATGCAGAGCTTCCCCCGATCTTTAGAGGAGGACTAGGTTACGCCCAGATAAGCTGGAAGCATAGTTTTCATGGGCAAGAAGGGAAGGGATCAGCATGGGGAAACCAGTATTGGCAACCAGAAAGGGCTAAGAGAAATGGGAAGAAATCACTTGCAGATACTGACTACTGGGCAGTCAAAAGACGATCTTAGTAATGGAGGACGTTGATCCTGTTGTTGGTATCTACATGTCTTACTTAAAGAGGAGGCGTTTCATGGCAGATAAAGAGAATCTTGAGCATGTTGAGCGTTACTTTGGCTTGATTAATGACGAATGTACCGATATTATTGATTACATAGCTGAATGGCGTAGTAATGGCCGTGATCGCTCTGATCTTGATTACTATACTGAACTTGTTAAGGGTTGTATCGGATACCTTAATGACCATCTAGAGGATTTAGAGCGTGAGATTGGGAAGCTAAGCAAATCTGAGTTGTAGACGTTATTGGAAGGCAGTTGTAACCGCTTATAGGTAAACCAGTAGTAGACGGGTATAGGAGAATCGCTGTGGACGTGTTGAATTCTGAGGTACTGGCTCCTTACTATCAGTTAGAGGAGGAGCAGTGTATAAAGCCTGCTAATGAGTTTACTAAGGAGGTTCTGGATTATTACCTCATTGGTGAACATGTTACAGGTGTTTCCCTTCCTTGGGGAAGTCTCGAGGAGAAGTTCCGGCTTCGTAATGGGGAATGTACTATCGTTGGTGGTATAAACTCGAGTGGAAAGTCTCTGGCTTGTGGGCAGATACTACTAAATGCTATGGAGCAAGGGGTTAAATGCCTCTCTGTCTCCCTTGAAATGAGCCCTAAGTCTCAGTTAGCCAGAATGTGGCGTCAGGCTTCCCTTTCACTGCAGCCAAGCATGGACTTTGGGCTAGGCTTTAATGCTTGGGCTCGTAATAAACTGTACTTCTTTGACAAGATGGGTAGCGTCAACTTAGACATGCTTCTTGCTGTTATTAACTATAGCAGGAACATGTATGGCACCGAGCTTATCTTGGTCGATTCCTTGATGACTATTGGTGGGATAGCTAATGATGACTACACCGCCCAGAAGAATGTAGTCTGTCGTCTGGCCGACGCCTGCAGGGACTTAGACTGCCACATCATACTCGTCTGCCATGCTCGTAAGTCTATGAGCATCAGAGATAAGATAGACCGCTTCTCAATCAGAGGTGCAGGGGAGCTTACGGACAGGGTTGACAACGTAATACTTCTTGGGCGATACTACCAAGATGACCCCAATGAAGCTGATGCATACATGGCTATCTCTAAAGCGAGGCATTGGGACATGGCTGAGTGCGAGTTTGACCTTTGGTTGCACCTAGAGTCTCTTAATCTCACTACGGAACACCAACTTCCACGGAAGATAACCATGGATGACGAGGAGTTAGACAGCTAAATGCCTATAACTAAACTTTCAAAGCAAGCAGTCGAAGAGATATACATAGAGTTAAGGGAGGGGACTCAGATGAAAGATATAGCTCCTATGTTCAACATCTCTCGGACCATGATCTCTAAGCTGAATAATGGCGCTCTCTGGAGAAACCCACATATGACCTACCCTATACGGCGGGAAAAGTAATGGACAAGACTTGGAAGGCATTTGAAAGGCGTGTTGCTCAACGCACCGGAGGGGAGAGGATTCCCGTCTCAGACAGGAGAACTCCTTTAGATGTAAAGCATCCCTATCTAGGGATAGAGTGTAAGTACCGAAAGAAGATTTCTAAGTTTATCAAGGACTCAATGGACCAAGCTATTAGAGGTTCCGGAGATGACTTGATTCCCACTGTTATTCTTGGCGAGTACAACAACTCTGAGATGCTAGCATTAGTCCGCTTGCCAGACTTATTAAATCTACTGGCAGCGGCATTAGGCGACTCCAGCTCACCCATGTTGGTTGGCGAGGGAGAAGACGACTTCGACACCCACTTTAACTATGGAGGAACCGACCCAGAATGACATCCCTATATCAAGACTACATCGCTATCTCTCGTTACGCACGATACCTCCCGGAAAAAAAGAGGCGTGAGGACTGGCCCGAGACAGTAGACAGGTACATACAGTTCTTCTCAGACCACACAGGGCAGAACCTGTCTTTCTTGCGTAAACCTATTATAGAGAAGGACGTACTCCCCTCTATGAGGGCGGTAATGACAAGCGGTAGGGCTTTGGAAAGGGATCACGTTGCAGGCTACAACTGCGCCTATGTTGCTGTAGACCACGTTAGGGTGTTTGATGAGGCACTTTACATTATGCTGTGCGGGACTGGCCTAGGCTTCTCTGTAGAGAGGCAGTATATAGCCAAGCTCCCTGAAGTAGCAGAGGAATTCCACCACACTGATACTACTATTGTTGTCAGTGACTCGAAACTCGGTTGGGCAAAAGCCCTAAAAGAGCTGGTTGGTATGCTGTATTCTGGGCTAATACCCAAGCTGGACACCTCTAATGTTCGCCCCGCTGGGGCCCCGCTGAAGACTTTTGGGGGTAGGGCGTCCGGTCCAGAGCCTCTGGAGAGGTTATTCCGACACTTTATAAGGATTTTTGAGAACTCTGCAGGCAGAAAGCTCACCTCTATGGAGGTCCATGACCTCATTTGCCATGAGGGAGAGGCTGTCTTAGTGGGTGGAGTACGGCGGACTGCGCTAATCAGTCTTTCTAATCACTCTGACGAGAGGATGCGTAATGCGAAAAGTGGACAGTGGTGGACAGAGAATCCGCAAAGAGCACTTGCTAATAACTCGATATGCTTTACCGAGCAGCCCGAGGTGGGTGCTTTCATGCGTGAATGGCTATCTATATACGAAAGTAGATCAGGTGAACGTGGGGTCTTCAACCGTCAGGCTTGTAGAGATATGCTCCCCGAGCGGAGAGACGACAACTATGACTTCGGCACAAATCCCTGCAGCGAAATAGTACTTCGCAGTGCAGAATTCTGCAATCTTTCTGAGCTAGTGGCTAGGCCAGATGATACTATTGCTACCCTAAAGAAAAAGGTAGAGTATGCAACTATACTGGGGACGATACAGTCTACCCTGACTGACTTTAGGTACTTACGTGCTATCTGGAAGCGTAATTGCGAGGAAGAAAGACTGCTAGGGGTATCCTTTACCGGGATATACGACTGTCCTGCGCTCTACAACGCTACACCTAAAGAGCTCGAGTCATTGCGTAACCATGCTGTTGCTACAAATGAGAAGTGGGCTGCCCGCCTAGGGATTTCACCTTCTGCAGCCGTTACCTGCGTGAAGCCCTCCGGTACAGTGAGTCAGTTAGCGGACTGTAGTTCAGGCATTCATCCCGCTTACAACAACTACTACAAAAGGGCTGTGCGTAATGACAAGAAGGACCCATTAGCACAAGTTATGATCGACGCTGGTATCCCTTATGAAGAGGATAAACAAAACCCAGAAGCATGGGTTTTCTACTTCCCAATGAAGTCTGAGGGGCTTACGCGTAAAGACATAAGTCCTATTTCCCAACTGAGCACATGGAGGCGGTTTGCACTCCATTGGTGTGAGCACAAACCAAGCATGACCTGTTACGTAGGGGAGAGCGATTGGCCCTCTGTCGGGTCTTGGGTGTGGGAGAACTTCAGGTTGGTGAATGGTATCTCCTTCCTTCCGTCTGCGGATGATGACCACATCTACGAACAAGCCCCTTATCAGGATATTAGTAAATTAGAATATACTAATATACTAAAAGAGATGCCAAAAGAAATAGACTTCAATTTCGAAGAAAACGTAGACAATACCACGGCCAGTCAAGAGCTGGCCTGCACAGCAGGAGTGTGCGAAATATGAAAAAACTTTCAGAATATTTTAAGGACAGGCAATGGTATAGTAATGACGAGCCAAAGCCAATGCCTATAGATGCCTCCCCAGAGGGGATCGACATTACGATACGGAATATCGATCGGGTAACCATGCCAAGGAGCGATGATTCTGGAACCGATAGGGGGGAGTATTACGAGTTCTTGGCAAAGTGTGATCTGTATAGGGCTTTATGTGGTATCGCTGGATTCAAGGAATTCCGCAGACAAGATGAAGATGATCATTCATGGACGGTAGAGGCAGACATAAGGCCCACTTACGATTACCGTGATGGCGGGAAATGGGGCGTCGAGAAACTTGGTTGGCTGGTGATGTGCGATGGAGAACTATATTTTATGTCTAAAAGAAAGCAGGACTGTATAGATTGGTTAAGGGAAAATGTTCCTCCGTATGTTCATAGCAAACCTTGGTACTCAGACCTACCGGGGTATGGTACGGAGCAAGGGGTTTACTTAGGCGATGGGGTATACGGACATTGATAGCCAAAGATAAGCGCTGGCAAAACAAGGACTATCTTAAGTTTGTCAGTGAGATGCCCTGCTCTAACTGCAGGATTATAGATGGTACTGTGGTCCCTCATCACCTCAAGCATCGGTACTCCCCGTGGGGAGGCGGGGGTATGGGGCTTAAAGCATCTGATATACTCACAATGCCTTTGTGCTATGACTGTCATTCTCGAGCCCATAATGGGGATGGGGATATACTAGACTTCCAAGCACCTTTTATCTTCAAAACGCTTGACGCAGCTACCAAACATGATGTAATATCCATTACGTACAAGCCCTATGAGTATTACAAGATATGATAGATGAGCACTCAGCAGAGAAAGCTCGAGACTGGATGAGGGATAACGCAGCGGAACATGGACAGGCGTTATCCGATAAGCTACACTTAGAGGACTTTAGGAAGGTTAAGTTCTCTATACTGTTCCAGCAGTCGCCAGAGGATACGGTGGCTGCTAAAGAAGCGTGGGCGTATGCTCACCCCGAGTATAGGGAGCTACTAGAAGGGCTGAAGGTAGCTCGAGAAAAGGAGATAGCCCTTAGACATAAATACACAGCAGCAGAGGCGACGATAGCAGTATGGCAAACAAGCTCAGCCAACAACAGAAAGACGGGGTTCTAATGGACGCAGAAGAGGTAATCACTTCTTTTTTAGGGCCGCTCGAGATAGCGGCTTGGCGGGAAGACTACGACAATGCCCAAGGGTGGGCACACGAAGACCAACTCAATCAACAGCAACGAGAGGAAACTAAGATGGCGTATGAAGTGAAGGACAACGAGGTTACGTTGTGGCCCCAAGACAGGAAGAGCGAGAAGTCTCCGCCCTACTCTGGCAAGGGTCTTGTCAATGGTAAAGAAGTCCGGGCAGCTATGTGGAAGAACAAGAGCAGGGATGGTAAAATCTACCTCAAGCTGAAGTTCAGTGACCCGCAGGATATGGGGACCCGTGAGGCACCGCCGAGGGACGATGACTTTGACTTCTAGTGGTGTAGACCATGAAATAGAATACCATGATGGGAGTGTGGTTATTCTTAATTTCGACCCGAAAAAACATTACTATAATGTTGAAGGCGCTTACGCCCCCTCAGTAACTACGATACTGGACTCCATAGCAAAGCCTGCTCTTGTGCCGTGGGCTGCTAACGAGGGGGCTAGGTTCTACAACATGAATGCTCAGAAGCTGCTGGGAAAGAATCCGTCTATGACGGAAGCGGAGATGGCGAAAGGAATACGCTCTGCGTACAAGACCTCTTCGGGACAGGCTCTTAACGTAGGGCTCATGGTTCATAAGTGGTGTGAAGAAGCCATCTTATGGAAGTTGGGTAAGGGGTCCGCTCCTCTTATGCCTGAGAACACTCAGGCTGAACGTGCTATCAATGCGTTCAGGGAGTGGGTAAAGACTAACGAGATAGAGTGGCACACAGTAGAGGAGAAGGTGTACCATAGAGGCCACAAGTATGCAGGGACTGTTGACGCGACAGCCACCATTAACGATGAGTATTGCGTCATAGACTTCAAGACATCGAAGTCTATATACTCGTCGTACCACCTGCAGTGTGCTGCTTATGCTAAAGCGATAGAAGACATGAGAGGAAAGGAAGTAGACAAAGCCTACGTCCTACGCTTCGACAAAGCAACAGGGGAGTTTGAAAGCGCCGCCTCAGTGGAGGTGATGGAGAACTTCGTGGCCTTCCTAGGGTTTCTTGAGGGGTACAACAGGTTAAGGACTTTGGAGAATAGGAGTGGTAAATAAATCGGCAGAAACACTAGCAGGGCTCATGGCCTTCCATCTTACAGGGGCTATTGGTATAGCCGAGAGCTTAATAGAGCCCGCAATGAAGGAGGAAGAGTTATACATCTACATACATGAGCTAATAGACGAGGCTATCAGGGAAGGGAGGGGACAGAACGATCACGCTCTATGGGAGACTATGCGGGACTACTTTGACCCCGGAGCCTGTCCAATGGCCCTAGAGATGCACAACAAACACGCTGGGCCTCACCAACAGATAGAAACCAAGGCCTCTATAAACTATAGGAGTGGACAGATAAAGGGAAGGCCTATCGAAGGCGGGGATGTTATAGACCTCATTAAGAAATCAAGGAAGGATCATTGAACCTATTAATCATAGGTGATCCACATGCTCACCCAGAGTATGACAACAGTAGGTTTACTACACTAGGTAAGTTCATAGCTCGGGAGAAGCCTCAGATTGTAGTCTGTATAGGAGACATGGCTGACATGCCTAGTCTTTCATCCTATGACAGGGGAACTAAGGGGTTTGAAGGGAGGAGATATAAGAAGGATATCTCTGCGGTCATAGACGCGCAGAAAAAGATGTTCACACCCATACGTAGAGTGAGGGGCTACAAGCCTAAGCTATACATGTGTATGGGGAATCATGAGGACAGGATAGTTCGTGCGGTGAACACTACCCCCGAATTAGATGGGGCTATCGGATTACATGACCTGAAGTATGAGGACTTCGGGTGGAAGGTTACTCCTTTCAAAAGGAGTGTAGTTATACAGGGAATCTCCTTCAGCCACTACTTCACGTCCGGTGTGGCGGGAAGGCCTATCAGTTCAGTACACATAGGCCATGCTTTGGTTACAAAGCTCCACTGCTCTGCAGTGCAAGGACATTCCCACTTATTTAATCACTCTGAACAGACTCGCCCAGATGGTCAGAAGATATTTGGCTTGTCTGCCGGGTGCTTTTCTCACCCTAGGTATACTGAGTCTTGGTGCCAAGACACTGAGTACCAGTGGTGGCGTGGGGTTATCATGTTAGAGGGGTTAGATGGTGAAGGGTACTACAACGAGCTTAGGGCAATAACTCAGAGAAGTCTGAGGTAACTTCCCTAACTGCTGTTACGCAGCCTGCTGGAAAGCAGGTAACTGAGTACCCTATAGGCTTATCCTTCTTCTTATGCTCCTCAAGAGCATCGTCAAAGTCTAGTGTGTTACATATCTTTATTACTTTTTCATCTTCGTACTCCATCCAGCCGACAGAATAGAATGTAGGTAGGTGACAGTCTTCAGCTATCACCCATCCATCATCTGAGATGATGTCAACCCATTCTATTATGACGAGTCTTTTTTCTTTTTTTCCAGTGGTCCGGGAAGTATCCAACCCAAGATCATTGGAACTACAAATATTAAGACTAGCAACCATCCACCCATCTCCACAAGTGATCCAAGTAAAGTCCAGAAGTTATCGGGAGCGCAGCTACTCATAGCTTCGTTTCCTATCGGCGTGGCTGCTGTCACCACATCGGCTACAAAGGCAGTCGTCGTGGCTCCCAGTATCGGTGCAACTGCACCCCCCGATAAGACAGTCCCCGCAAGAGCACCCGTTCCCCCTGCTAGGCCCACTATCCCTGCTTTCTTTAGGGTCGTACATCCTACTGTACAGGCACATCCGGCGATGACCACCAGCCAGTAACCCACCCGACTACAGCCACTACTACTATTATGCCTACCGCTACCCAAAATCGTTTCTTTCCAGCGCTTAATTCTTTCCATTTATCCATGTCGTCTCCTATAGTGTGAAGCTATTGCCGCACCCACAAGAGGAAGCTCCTGTAGGTGGTGTGAAGTGAAAGGTCGGTCTAAAGGGGTCATCTACCCAGTCCATCGTAGCGTCACCTAATAATTCCAAAGAGGTGGCATCTGAGAAGATTGTCTCTGTCAACATCTCTGCGTCTTGAGGTATCTCCGTCTGCGGAGTTAGCTTGATTTGATAACCTGAGCAACCCCCACCTTCTAAGTACACGCCTAAGAACCCTTCTCCATTTAGGGTCTGGTCTACCTTTCTTTGTGCTGATTCCGTTATTGTCATTCTTCGACATCTTTATATAACTTCTTTATACCGTTAGACGTTGTTGATGTAAATATAAAAGGTAACAACCCATGAACCAAAGCGCTCAATGACAAAAGAAATAATTTCAAAGCAAGGCTCCACGCAAATTTTGCGTGTTGCATCCAAGTCATCTGTGTGTCGTATAAATGATTCATAGTACTTTTGCAACTACGATGTTTCCTTCTTTGTTTGTTTTCAACTCGACTGTACGTTTTTCGCATGTGAATCGAGTCTTCCCGGATGCCGTGTCTTTCCAACCATTTCTTTTCAAAGTACGTTTCATACTCAGGCATCCAGACATCCCCATTTCTACCCATTGGCCTGTGCTTGGATTCTCCCAATGGCCCATCCACTCTTTAAGATTGTCGTTCATGTACAACAGTAGGACAAACATGACTTCCATTAGTGCGCTCCATTGCTGAATTTAATTTGTGCAACTTTATCCTTTAATATCTCTACCTTCTTTTCTAGGGCTTCTATTCTCTGTCGGTAGAAGTCAAGGGTAAGTGCCTGTTGTCTGTCGAATGGAGCATTACCACCCTCAACATTATTTAATAGCTTCTCAAACTCGCCGCTGAGGTGTTCTATCAACATGAATTGTTCTGCATCGGCTGGGAGCGCCCCGAGCTCACCCCTAGGCCACTTCTCAGTAAAGGTCGAGTTCTTGGTAACATCGGCAGACATGAGTATCTGGTTGGTTTCAACCACGTTCAGTCTCTCAAGTATCCCAAAGTAACCCCATGCTCCTACACAAACTGTCCCTATTAGTCCGATCAGGTTTCTAATCGGCATTCCAACGCTAGTCTTATCACTTAGACTAACATCATCCGCCATATGGGTTTCCCTTGGCTGTCTGCTCTGGGCTACCCTTCGCCATCCATTCAAATATAGATTCGTGCTGAACCATTATTTCATTATCTACATCTCTTAACGCAGCATCAGCTTGTTCCAACTTATCAATAGCCTTCCATAGTTCCTCAACCTTAAAGTTAAGGACATCTAGGCCGGATACCGCTCTTTGTATTTCTGTCTGGAATTGGTCTGACTTGTCAACAAGGCCGGATAATCTCTCTACCTCTGAGGATAATCCACTAGCCCACCAGATAGCACCTACGGATTGGGCAATAAGGAATAAAGCTAGGGTGATTACTCTAGAATCTACGTTCATTATGACTCCTTAAAGTCTTCTAATTCTACTTTCGGAGGAGCCATACCCTCCGGCCTATCAAACATCTTCAGGTTCTGTCCAGAAAATACTATGCAAGTTCTATCCTCTCTAACATGAAGGACAGCAGCAGTCTTCGTATTGGGATTATGTAGCACAACTATTCCGGTGGTGGGACTCTCCTCAAACGTCAT